AGGAAACCTGGCTCCAAAGGCGCGCCGACTGCCGCTGCGTTTAAGGAGTCTGCTAAAACGGCTAAACCGAGGAAAAAATGAAGACACCCGCTTGGCAAAGAAAAGCCGGTCAAAATGCAAAAGGCGGCTTGAATGCCAAGGGCAGGGAGTCTTATAATGCAGCAACTGGGGGCAACCTCAAAGCGCCGGTGAAATCCGGCGACAACCCACGACGAGCTTCTTTTCTTGCCAGGATGGGCGGCATGCCCGGTCCAGAGCGTGTAGACGGTAAGCCCACCCGGCTGCTGTTGTCTTTAAACGCTTGGGGCGCTACATCCAAGGCAGATGCAAAGGTAAAAGCTAAAGCTATCTCCGCAAGGAATAAGGCGAAAAGCAAATGACCTACCTAGAACTCGTCAACGATGTCTTAGCTCGCCTGCGGGAGACGCAAGTCACGACCGTCAACTTGACTACCTATTCGTCCCTTGTGGGCAAATTCGTCAATGACGCCAAGCGCCAGATCGAGGACGCCTACGACTGGAACGCGCTGGGCCGAGAAATTACCGTCACCACATCCGGAAGCGTTTACGAGTATTCGTTGACTGGCGCCGGGCAGAAATTCCGCGTCACCAGTGACCCGTTAAACATCACCAGCAACGTCATTATGGAGGTGATTACCGTCTCCGACATGCGCCGCAAGCAGAACCTGCAGCCGCAAGTGACCGCTGTTCCGAACCAATATTGCTTTGAAGGTGTCGATAACAACGGCGACGCAAAAGTGCAGCTGTGGGGCCGTCCTGATGGCGTCTACACCATCAAGTTTTTCGTGTCCGTACCACAAGCCGTGTTGACTTCGGATTCGACATCAGTATTGGTGCCGGATGTGCTGGTAGCGCAGAACGCCTACGCCCGCGCCTTGGTTGAGCGCGGCGAGGATGGCGGCCTAAACTCTTCAGAAGCGTACGCGCTGTATAAATCAATGCTGTCTGACTACATTGCTTTGGAAGCCACACGGTTCCCAGAGATGCAGGAGTTCTACGCCTCATGAGCCAGCCACTGCGCATTGATACGATCTCGGCGCCAGGCTTTTACGGCCTGAACACCCAAGATTCGCCGCTCGATTTGAACGCTGGTTTTGCCCTAGAGGCGACCAACTGCGTTATCGATCAGTACGGCCGTGTCGGTGCCCGCCAAGGTTGGTCAAGACTTAACAGCAGCTCCGGCAATCTGGGCGCGAACGACCCCGGCGTTATCCATGAGCTGGTGGTGGCTGACGGCACCTACACGATACTGTTCGCCGGTAACAATAAGATTTTTAAGCTTGATGGCAGTAACGCAGTTGTTGAGTTGACCTACGGGGGAGGGGGTACCGCCCCAACCATTACGGCCAACAACTGGCAATGCGCGTCCCTTAACAGCATCACGTATTTCTTTCAGACGGGGCATGACCCGCTGATTTACGACCCAACGGTTAGCACCACGACTTACCGCCGTGTCAGTGAGAAGACGGGATACGCTGGCACGGTGCCGTCTGGCAATATCGTCATCTCAGCGTACGGTCGTCTGTGGATTGCCAATACTGCGGCGGACAAGCAGACCTTGACGTTCTCTGACTTGCTGGCTGGCCACATTTATACGGGTGGTACATCCGGCACGCTGAATGTGAATAACGTATGGCCTGCGGGGCCAGACGAGATTGTCGGCTTGGCTGCGCACAACAATTTCCTGATCATCTTTGGTAAGCGCCAGATACTGGTCTACCAAGGCGCGACAGCACCGGCGACTATGTCACTAAACGACACGGTGGTCGGCATTGGCTGCATCGCGCGCGATTCGATACAGCCCACTGCAACGGACGTCTTCTTCTTGTCTAACAGCGGCGTGCGATCGTTGATGCGTACGATACAAGAGAAGTCAGCGCCGTTTCGTGACATTAGTAAGAACGTGCGTAACGACTTGATGGGTATTGTTGCCGGTGAGACGCAGGCTAATATCAAGGCAGTGTACTCGGAGATCAACGCATTCTATCTGTTGACGCTGCCAACCAACCAGTCCGTCTACGTGTTTGATACCCGTGGCTATTTGCCTGATGGATCTGCACGCGTTACGCAATGGACGTCGATTACGCCATCAGCTTTGCTATCACGTCGTAATGGCGATTTGCTGCTTGGGCAGACTGGCTACATTGGAAAGTACGGAACTTACCTAGATGACGCAGCTGAGTACCGACTCCAGTATTTTACAAACCACAGCGACTTGGGCGATCAGAGCGTCACGTCCATATTGAAGCGCATCGGCGTTGTTGTAATTGGCGGCACGAACCAGTTTGTGACTATCAAATGGGGCTTCGATTTTAACGAAAACTATCTGTCGCAAAACACGCAGATTCCGACACAGCGTGTGTCCGAATATGGGGTAGCCGAATATGGAGCTAACGGAGTTCCAGTGGCTCAATACGCCGATGGCATTGCATTACAAACGCTATACGCGCAAGGTACAGGATCTGGCCGTATTGTTCAGACGGGCTACGAGGCTGACATCAACTCTTCGGCGCTGTCGATTCAAAAAATTGAAATTCTGTCGAAAAACGGAAGGGTGACATGAGTAACTATACAAAAAGCACGGACTTCGCCGCCAAAGATGCGCTGGCGTCCGGCAATGCCGGTAAGATCGTCAAGGGTACGGAGATCGATACTGAGTTCAATAATATCGCCACCGCCGTTGCGACTAAAGCCGATCTGGCTAGCCCTACGTTTACCGGCACGCCTGCGCTGCCTACCGGCACAACGGCAGTTACGCAGTCAACATCGGACGACAGCACGAAGTTGGCCACGACGGCGTTTGTGCAAGATATCGCTGACGCCATTAAAAGCGCGTTGTATCCCGTAGGTTCTATCTACACCAACGCAACTAGCAGCACTAATCCTGGTACGTTGTTGGGCTTTGGTACGTGGACGGCATTCGGTGCTGGCCGCGTCATGGTTGGTTTGGATGCCGGCAATGCGTTGTTTGATACCGCAGAAGAAACCGGAGGTTCTGCTGACGCTATCGTTGTGAGCCATACGCACACAGCTACGGTTACTGATCCGGGACACTCGCATAACTTCACCACAGCTTTTGCTGGTTTTTCGACTGGTCTTCCTTGCTCCTCGGATAATAATGGACCACAAGACACAAAGACCACAACTACATCAACAACCGGGATTTCTGTATCTAACAGCACGACTGGTTCTAGCGGCACCAACGCTAATTACCAGCCGTACATTACAGTTTATATGTGGAAGCGCACAGCATGATCATCGAAACATTCCCAGAGCATCAAATCACGCATCATTTCTCTGATGGCATGTACGCCAAAGAGATGCGTGTAGAAGCAGGGCAGGCTATTCTGAAGCACACGCACGACTTTAGCCACTTGTCGATTTTGGCTAGGGGCCGTGTTGCGATATTGATCGGTGAAGAAATACAAGTTATTGAAGCGCCTGCTTGCATAGATGTCAAAGCAGGTTTGGTACATGGCGTAAAGGCCATTGAAGATTGTGTTTGGTATTGCATTCACGCCACTGACGAAAAAGATCCAGTCAAGGTGGATGAAGTTCTGATAAAGGGGTACTAACATGCCAGTAACGGCAGCACTTATCGGCGGCGGCGCCAGCCTTCTAGGTGGTTTTCTGGGTGGAAGATCACAAGAACGTGCTGCGCGCACATCCGCAAACGCGCAACTAGAAGCTGCGCGCATCGCGGCGGATGCCGCTCGGTTCCGTCCCGTTGGCGTCACAACCCGGTTTGGGCAGAGTCAATTCGAATTTGACCCTAGAGGCAATTTGACAAGCGCCGGGTATCAGATCGACCCGCGCCTAGCCTCCTATCAAGACCGCCTACAAGCGTTGTCCGAACAGCGATTGGGTGAAGCCGAAATGGCTGGCGAAGCCTACGCGCCGCTGCGTCAGGCTGGTCAGCAACTGTTCCAACTGGGCGGCCAATACTTAGCCGAGACGCCAGAACAGGTCGCCGAGCGCTACATGGCGCGTCAGATGGATCTGTTGGCACCCAGCCGTGAACGTCAGTACGCCCAGTTGCAGAACCAGTTGTTCCAAACTGGCCGTGGCGGCTTAGCTGTTGGCGGCACCGGCATGCGACCAGGCGGTGGTGCTGGTCTAGGTGCAGCTAACCCTGAAATGGAAGCGTACTACAACGCCTTGGCGCAGCAAGATGCGCAGCTGGCAGCTCAAGCACAGCAAGAAGGCCAACGTCAGCTGGCGTTTGGCACGGGTCTGTTTGGCCAAGGCGCTGGTTTGCTGGGCGGCTACGAGTCAGGTGTCACAGGCGCGTTGAATCCGTTCACTACCACACTGGGCGGCGTCTCAACGCTAGAAAGCTTGGGTCAGCAACCGCTGGATATCGGCGCTCAGCTGGGTGGCCGTGCAGCGCAGGCAGGCGCGAACGTTGGTCAGTCGTTGTTGCAGGGTGGTTTGAGTGCAGCGCGTACAACACAAGCGGCAGCGTTCGATCCAATGTCCGCTGCATTGATGGGCTTTGGTAGTAACCCCGCGTTTGGTCAGGCCGCAGCAAGTCTGTTTGGTGGCGGCGCTACCCCTAGCACAATGTCTACTACTGCCACCGCGCCAGCGGCATATTATTTACCTTCGTTTGGCCAAATTGCACCGCCGAGGGGTACGAGTGGATACCTTTACCAGCAGCCTCTTTAAGCTAAATAATGGTTAGGATAAGTTATGGCAATCAGTAATATCTTAGGTCTGTTTACGTCGCCTGAACAATATCAGGCGCAACAGTTAGCGCAGCAGCAGGCTAATGAGCAGGCACGCGCAATTAACTTTGCGGGCCTTAGTCCACTGCAGCAAGCCAACTACGGCACGTTCTTGGGTGCCCAACAGTTAGGTCGTGGGTTTGCCGGTCTTCTGGGTGTGCAAGACCCACAGCTGCAACGCATTCGTCAGCGTGACCAGCTCATGCAGTCGATCAACCCTGCAGACCCTGAGTCGCTGATGGCAGGCATACGAGCCGCAACAAACGCTGGCGACCAAGAGTTGGCGATAAGCTTGGCAACGTACCTGCGTGAAGCGGAGGGTAACATTGCGTTAGCTGCACAACGAACAGCTCAAGCTAATCGTGAACGTGTTCAGGCGTTGCCTGCCGGTATTCAAGAAGCTGCGCGGATTGCTGAGATAGAACGAGAATTGCCTACTTTAGACCCCAATAGCACTGCTTACAAAGCGTTGGTGGCGGAAAGAACTCGCTTGCAGCGTTCAGCTAAAGCCGCTACATCAACAGAAAAGCAGCGCGAAGCCGAAGCGTATGCAAACACGGTGAGCGATAACCCTGACTCAGCTGAGTGGAAAGAGGCGTATAAGACTCGATTGGACAGGCTGCAGTTGGGTAAAGATGCGGAAAGTAAATCGGCTAATCAGAGAGAAGCCGAAGCGTACGCAAATACGGTAAGCGACGACCCTAAATCGGCTCAATGGAAAGAGGCGTATAAAACGCGATTGGATAGATTACAGTTGGGCGCTGAGCCAAAAGATAAAGAGCTATCTTTTGGTGTGGACCGAGAGGCCACAGCCATGAGTGAGTTCGGCAAACGCTTTAGTGAGTTGACCCAAGACCAACAAAAAACCGTAAATAAGTTGGTTGACACCGAACAGCGTGCAAGGGCGCCTAAACTTGAAGTTAAGAATGTTCTACCCAAAGAGCCTGTTGACATCGCTAAAACTGAAGCGGCTATACGCACCACAGTTGAGCCACAGTTGCGCACTGTTACTACTGTGGACTCCGCGTTAGCGACGTTAGCGTTAGCTAAAAAAGATAACAACCCATCCGCGTTTAATGCTGCGCGAGTTCAACTCGCTAGATCTTTGGGCGATTCTACATTAAGCGCCGCCGACATTAGAAATGCCGGTGGCGATCCGTCAATACTTGGGACAATCAGAGATACCACAAGTACAGTTGTTTTTGGTACGCCTGGAAATCCAACACTGGACGCCGTAGAAAAAACCTTAAAGGCCATACGTAAAGTAGCTAGAAAACAAGCGACAAATACGCTAGATAGGCAGAAACGTCTAGCTCGAAGCGCCACTTTCAATGATGGCACTAAGATATATACGGAAGATCAAATAAAAGATCTATTTGATTTTCCAGACCTAAACCCTGGTAAACCTGCCGGCGAGGCCAAACCGGGCGGCAGTAACAAAGCGGTTGATTTTAATTCCTTACCAAAGTAATAAGGATATGCAATGGACGTTACGCTACCTAATGGGCAAGTGATAGAGAACGTGCCGGATGGCACGACGCAGACCGAAGTCATGCGTCGTGCAGTTGCGGGTGGCCTAATTACGCAGGAAGAGGCGCAGCAAGCGTTAGCTGGCCCACGTCGGCAGCCACTTGCGCCTACGCTAACCGACTTAACGGCTGAGTCTATGCGCCTTGGCTTAACTAACACACCTTCGTTTTTGGCCGGCGTTGGAAATGTTTTAGCTAATTACGGCATTAACCCAATCAGCCCTAGCGGGTACGTTAGCCAAAGACCGCAAAGATTCGCTACGGCTGGCGAAGCATTCGCGCAAGGTGAAAGCGCTGTTCGCGAACCATTGATGAACATGCTAGGCAGCACAGGTGTGCGGCCGTCAACTACCGGCGAAGCTATTTACAGCGGCGGTGTTCAAGCAGTAACCGATCCGTTTAGCTATCTGTTCGGCGGCACAGGTTTGTTTCGTGGTCCAGCAGCGCGCGCTATTGGCGGGCCAGCAGAGCAATTTGCTATCGGCGCAGGCGCGCAGACTGGTGTTGAAACAGGCCGTGCAACCAACCTTCCCGGTGCTGAATTTGTAGGTGGGCTGCTGGGTGGTGGTCTTACCGCTTACGGCATGGGGCAAAGTCGTCGCCTTACTGATTTAACGGGTAAAGGTCTATCCGCCGTCAACAAAAAAGTTAAAAATCTGACTGGCACCGTGCCGCAAGACGAGATGATGCGCGACGTCAATACGCGTATCAACAACATCTTTGCCGCCGCTGCAGCGGCTGATCCTAACTTCATGACCGTGCTGGAAAAAGCATCTAAAGCACAGCAGAGTGTGTCGCTTAAAGCGCCAGGCGCGCCAGCAGTGCAACTGCCGTTGAACGCGCTATTGGCCGACAACCCGGTCATCAACAGCTTTATTCAGAACCTATCCTCTCGCGACCCTACGTTTCAAGCGCTGTACGGCTCGCAGTTTGAAGCCGCTAAAGATGCCTTGCGCCAGAATCAACTCCGTTTGTTCGGTGACCCTAGACAAGTCAGCTTGACTGGCATAAGCCGTGCCGACGCTGCTGCGCAAGCAAGAGCTACTGAAAAGTCGGTGGCACGGCAAGTTCGCAGCTTGGATCAGCAAATTGCGGATGCTTACTCTGGTCAATCTATCGACCCAACAGCATTTGGAACCCGCGTTGAAACTTTGCTGGAAACTAAAGCCAAAGCAGCGCGCGACTCTACTGCGCCGCTGTACAAAGAAGCGTTTGATCTGGCTGCTAAAAATAACGTCGTATTGCCTGCGGCAGCGGTGGATGACGTCTATTCGTTTGTCACCAGCGAAACTAACCGCGACATATTCAACAAGTTTCCTACGCTGTACGGTTTAGTTGAGAGACGATTCCGCCCAAAGACTACGGAGCCAAGCCCCATTCTGACGGCCGAAGGCCAGCCGGCCACGCTTGGTGGCGTGGAGTTCTCAGACGTCAGCCCCGAGGCGCTGGACTCGCTGAAGCGTCGCATCAATAAGGATTTGCGCACGACAAACAACACGGATCAGATTCGATTCCTGACCATGCTAAAAGAAAAGGTATCCGGCCATATCGACAATCTCGACCCTGAGTTTGTCAACGCCTACCGCAACGCGGATAACGCCTATCTGCAGCGAGTCGGCCTGCCGTACAACAGTGAAACGATTAAGAATATCGATCGTAAAAAGTTTGTTGAGACGGTCGCGCCTGCCATTATTGGCAACCGCACTAATGTGGACGACTTGATCCGCGCAACGGGCGCTGAAGGCGAGCGTCTGGCACGCGACGCGTTCTACGATAGTTTTACTACGGCAGCGTTGAAGGATGGCGTTCTCGACCCGAAAGCGGCGAATAAGTGGCTGTCTAAAAACGCAACCAAGATGACGTCAATCCCAGGCTTAGAGGCTGAGATGCGCGGCACGATAAATAACGTGCAAGACTTGGTCAACCGCCGCACGGCCTTGGAAGCTAATTTCCGTCGTGTAACCGGCGACCAAGTCGTTCGCGAAGGCGGTTTCGCCAACGCGGGCGATTTGGTATCTAAGCTGTACGGCGATATTAGCTACACAAACAAGTTCATGTCGCAGTACGGCGCCAATAAAGACGCCGTCAACGCCGTTCGGTCGTTCATGCTGGACGATTTGCTTAACGCCAGCGATCCAAAAGCCATGCTGGCTGACCGGACAAGAGCTGCTGTGTTCAACCGCGTCTTCGGCCCAACCTACGCGCAGAAAGTTGGTGATTTTGTAGAGGTAGCCCAGCGTTTGAACCGAGACCCATCTGACGTGTCGTTCCGTGGAGAGACGATACCCAAGACACCTATAGAAGAAGCGCTTGGCATACCGCCCGAAATGATTTTGTCGCGTTTTAATAACCCGGTATCGGGTAAATTCTACGCCATGACATCGTTGATTAGTAGATGGTGGGCTGGTAGCGTGGCTAGGTCTACGGAAGAAAAGCTTAAAGCTATCCTGCTAAACCCTGTTGACGCACAAAAGATTTTCGCAACTTTACCGAATAAACAAGGTGCGTTTGACACAAATAAAATTAACGAGGCGGTAAAAATCGGTAAAAAATACGGCTTAGATTGGGTTTCTGAAGCAACAGCTAACGTTGCGTCAGGCGCGGCCAGAGGCGCCTATCGCGCTGGCGTGTCAGAAGCGCCGGTTCCTGTAGTCGAGCCTGTCGATATGGAGGAGTAAGATTGACCCGCTCACCCTTCTGGCCGCAGCCAACGCGGCAGTGGCTGCAGTCAAGAAGGGATGCCAGCTCTACAAAGACATCAAGGGCGCCGCAGGCGAGGTTAAGGATGTACTGGATGATCTGAAGACGCAGTTCGGGAAGATACAAAACCCGACCAACGCCCAGAAGATTCAGTACAACGAAGAAGTTGCAAAGGTTCAGGAGATTGCCAAGGCTGATCCGAACGATGTCTTCATCAAGATCGGTAATGATCTTGGTGTGCTGATGGATGAGTACGACAAGATCGGCAAGGTCTTTATCCAGCAGGAAGCGGAAGCAACGCAGGTATATACAGGCGCGGATTCGGTCGGCAAGCGGGCGCTAATTCGCGTCATCATCCGGTCAAGATTGGATGCGATGTTTGCGGAGTTGCGCGAGACGATGGTCTACAAAGCGCCAGCTGAGCTGGGCGATTTGTGGAGCCGGTACGAGAAGATGTGGAAGCAGATCGTTATTGAGCAGGACGAAGCGCATAAGCGTGAGACTGCGAAACTACAGATTGAAGCTGCCCGGCAACGTAGGTTGAGAAGGAAGCGGAAGGAAGAGGCGGTATGGGTTGGAGCAATCCTTTTCGTCGTGGCGTGGTACGTCGGAGCCCTCCTCCTACTTCGAACGAGCCAGACGTACCGTGGGCATTACTCGTCGCCGTGGTGGTCTTGTGTTTTGTGCTAGTGATTGCGCTGCCTGTGATGGGTGTGATGTACATGGACATGAACAACGCGCTGTACCGAGCCGAGCAAGAAACCCGCAAGATGAAAGAGTTGCGGATAAAAGTTTTACGGGAAATGAGGGGTGAAGAATGATCACAATGCAGCAATTTAAGCAGTTAGTCCCCAACACCAAATACCCACAGCAGTGGTACGACGCACTGTTCGGCAAGCAGACCGAACTTAGCGGCAAGTCGTTACTCGACGAGTACGAGATCAACAACCCAAAACGAATCGCGGCTTTCATGGCCCAGTGCGGGCATGAGTCGGGCGGCTTCGTCTGGCTGACCGAGAACCTGAACTACAGTGCCGCCGGGTTGCGCAAGACGTTCGCCAAGTATTTCCCCGATGACGCTACCGCCAACGCCTACGCCCGCCAGCCGGACAAGATCGCCAACCGCGTCTACGCCAACCGCATGGGCAACGGCGATGAGGCGTCTGGTGACGGCGCCCGGTACAAAGGCCGTGGGTTGATCCAGGTAACAGGCAAAGACAACTATTTCTGGTTCGCGTCGTCGCTGGAGATCACGCCAGAGGCGGCTGCCGAGTACATGCAGACGTTCGAAGGTGCAGCCCAGAGCGCGTGCTGGTACTGGGAGAATACGAGTTTGAACAAGCTGGCAGACGCTGGCGACATCTTGGCTATGACTAAACGGATTAACGGAGGCACCATTGGACTTGAAGACCGTAAGAAACATTACGCTCATGCTCTGCATGTGTTGGGCGGCTAGTGCCTGCAGCGATCGGTTTAGGTATCCTTGCCAAGATCCGAAGAACTGGGAAGCCAAGGAGTGCAAGCCACCGATCTGCACTGCAACCGGCACTTGTCCTGAAGATGTTACTCAACCTGAAAAGGTGAAGCCATGATTTTGAAAGCTACAGAAGAACAACTCAACGCCCTACTTAAATTCGCCATTGGTATTACGTTCTGCGCGATCCTGGGCATGATGGCGACGCTGTCAATGTACTCGGTCGTGTTCGTAACGCAGCCCATGTCCGGCATGGCGCCAGCAGACAAGCAGTTTTTCTTGTTGCTCTCCGACATGTCCAAGTACATCTTGGGCGCGCTGGCGACGTTGATCGCCGTCAAGGGTAAAGAAGCGCTGCCACAGTTCGTGCCACCTAATCTTAGCAAGCCAGAGCCAGAGCCGCCAAAGCCGGTAGTGACTACTACGGTTACCACCGTGCGTACGGAAAGTGAGCCTGCGGCCACTGGCTACGGCGGTAAAGCAGCACCAGTTCAACCACCACATCCGGAGAGAGACGAATGAAAACCCTAATCGCGATTCTGGCCTTCGTGCCGCTGGTTCTGTTTGCCGCTGAAACCAAGAAGGTTTGCCACAAGGAGAAGCAGAAGGGCAAAGAGGTTCAAGTGTGCAAGATGGTCAAGGTCCATAAGAAGTTGGACGGAACAAAAGTGCCGCCGTCAAAATGAATCCTTGGTTCCTTCTAGGCGCTGCGCTGGCGGTAGCTGCTGCCGGCGCAGGCGGTCTGTACAAGGGCCATGAACTTGGCATGGCTGAAGTTCAGCAGGCTTGGGACAAGGAGAAGGCCGAACAATACGCCGCCTACGCTGCTGCGCAGGATGTAGCGCGCCAGAAAGAGCAGGCGTTGCAAGCCGGCGCCGACCAACTGAGAAAGGAAAAAGACCGTGAGATCCGTGATCTTAACGCTCGCGCTACCGCTCTTACTAACAGCCTGCGCGACAGGCCGAGTCGCACCACCACCGTTGCCAGTGCCGTGTCCGACACCGCCAACGCTGGATGCGCCCCCACCAGCTGTACTGGAGCAGGACTTTCTAAAGAGGATGGAGAATTTCTTGCAGGGGAGGCTGCCAGAGCAGATCAGCTCCGCACCCTCCTCAAGCAGTGCCACGCCCAGTACGAAACCCTAAAGCAGAAGTAATTACAGGCGGTGCTGTCGCAGCTGGCGGCACACCGCACGGTCTTGCGGCGACATGTCGGGAATGATTTCCGCGATCCCGCACTCAGCAGCTGTGGGCCGGCTAGGCGGCTCTGCAAAGAAGGCCAAGAAACTCAGCGTTGCTACGACAATCGCAGCGTAATAGAAGTAGACGAGTTCTTTCATACGCTTAATAACCTCCCGAAGAATTTAGTGATTGGTGACTCGCGCTGTGGCTTGTCACCTAGCACGATGTCCTGCACGAAACGCTCTTCAGGTGTAGATGCGCGTTGATATAAGGGTGGAGTGTAGAACTCGCCAATACGTACCTTACCTGTGTCATAGGGCGCGGGTTTTACTGTCTCGTAGGTCCTAACAAATTTACCGTTATAAAGCATCGTTTTTCCTCCTATCTTCATTTGCGCGGCGAGTGTTGACTTCTTTCTTTTTTATCAACGCTGCCTCGTCGTTAGTATAAATCGATTTCCCCACCAAAACGTTACCCGCTATCCACACCTCGGCTGAGTAGGCATTGTTCTTGCATGATGGACACTTGCGCTGTCGCCGGATGCCGCCTGGCTGCTGCGCAGTATTTACAACGTGCGTCTTGGTGCCACACTGCTGACATTTCATGGACGTACCGCCTTACTCATGATCTCCATCCGCTCACGGGCGTCACGCAGGGCGCAGTAGCGCTGGTGCAGGCGCTGCAAGTGTGAGCTGCGGCGCTCGTTTAGCGT